CGTCGATGGATAGAGCTGCTCCAGTTGTCATCACCAATTTCTCGCCCGAGTCGGTTCCATCCACCAGAGCTAGATTCGTGAACAAACGTTTAACCACTGGTTCTGGGGGAGCATAGGTTGACTCACGAGTAAAACCAAACCATGAAGCGACAGAAGAAACGGCTGCCGCTCCAGCCGCTAGCGGAGCGGCAAATGGCGCTAGCACCGGTATCGTACCAGCTATCGATGAGGCCACGCTGCTCACGGAAGTGGCCAAATCCGAAATCTTATGTCCACCTAAAGCACTTGAAACGCGACTGCGCAGGTTGCTAGCTGGAGGGGTGCCAGGGCTAAACCCGTTCAGGCCTGATTTCTTCGACTTCATCTGGTATTGAGCGACACCCAACTCATACCCAGGAATCAGAGAAGCATATATCAGGATTGAAGCTGTAGCTGTGGTAGAAATGGTTGATTGGATGGGAACCAAGGACTGCAGTTGCAACCGCCACATCCAAAGAGCTGTCTGCGTGATAGGCGCGTAAGTGTAGAAATACTCAAACGGGAGGCTCATTTCCACAGCACTAGCATTCTCAAAGTTTATGATGCGAAATGTGTCATTCACGGAGGTGTACATGCTATCAACCGCTAAATCATCAACAAGGTTGTTATTGAGCGTGGCACTGGGAGTAGTATCTAAGCCACCCTCACAGATCGCTGAGAGCACCATTGCTCCCATGCACGAACCTGGGGGAGTGATAATCACGCGAATACGAATACCCCCGCGGAAATACGCATATGGCTTCACGGCGTTCCACACGATAGGAAGTCCAAAGAACAAAGCATAAGGATCAAACGCACCCAAGAGATTGGTGTTAATGATTTCAGTGCCATTCACCGTCTGCGAATAAATTAAATGATCCCTAACAAGGACGGAATCAATGGTGCCCCGGTCCAGGACTGGCGGGGCTGGTTGTTGCGAAATAGGTGCCACACTTGACACCGACGCAACCGTAAAGTCGGTGAGCGGGCCAGTCAAGCTGGCGCCACCCATGGATGAGTTCGACGAGACATTGCTCGTCGTAATAGTTTCTGATGTTGAACTCATTTGACAAATAACAGACTTCATTAACGAGTGTGCCTGCAAACTCGAGAGTTGATTAACGACTGTCTCTAAAGTCGATGGGAGCTCGTCGGCGCTCCTCTCCACGTCCCAGGGACAGAAAGATCCCTCAAGATATTTCGTCCACAGCTCCTCAAAGCTATGGACGCGAAAGAACCGATTCCCCCGTAAGTGGTAGACATCTGCCAACTCTCGAACCAAACCGAGAATCGTGTTGTAATACTCACAACCCCAAAACTCCGCCTCCATAAGAGCATTCGATAATAACATCGCGTTTGCATCAGTCTCAGAGATGTGTGAACTAGCAAGGCGCATGCATAGCATTTTCACAATCGTCTTCTTGTCCAGCGCCCACACCACGACGCCCTGAATACGACGGGGAGTTCGTTTGAGAAATTGTACGTCTAACAAATTTTCAAATGGGGCTAATTCCTCCGTCTTCCGACAAGAAGTCACCACAGCCCCTACTTCAGTTAATGCCCGAGCAATGTTTGGTTGATTATACCATTCAGCTTTGTCTGAAACAGTGGCTAGGATGTCATCTCCAAGAACCACCTGCCTAACATACGCGCGGAAAGGACCTCCTCGTGGATTTATACGAAACCAAGCGTAGCGAGCTTGAAGGCAGGACCGAACACAATTGAAGTGGATTGTCATCCAGAAGCCCGTCGGCATCGAACAGCTCATCATAAACAAATCACCCTTGATCGATCGAAGAGGGTAAATCGCAGATAGACAGATGCGAAAGACAAAGTCGCAGTCCTCTCGACTATAACCGCAAAGAGCTGCCAATCGCTCAAAAAACTTACACACCACAATGTGTTCGTAGGTTGAACATTTAGCATCAAAGCTGCTCTTATCAAAGGCGACGCAGTTGGGTTGCTCTGAGAGGAAGCAGAAAAGCTCTTCAGCACTCTTTGGATCAGCTATATTCATGCCAACCACACTCTCGTAGTAGTACATATGTTCACGCATGTGCGCTACTAAAGGAGCGAGAAACTTCTTCATCACGTGGTTGAACGCAAATGGAAGGATGTTGAACACGCGAATCTTTCGACGCAAGTTTTTCTCCATAGTGACGACCTCATCTTTCAAGACATGCACGCAAACTGGTGAATATAGGTAACCGGCGCGTATCACGTCCTCAATTTCGCGCACCTGTCGGTCGAAACCCACATCCCAATGAAGACGTGGTGGGCTTCCTGGCACAACCTGAATGATGCTGCTCTTTTTTGTATAGAAAGGTGGCCCCGCACTACTCTGCAAATTCGTTCCACCAATCACTGTATCGGGCACGCCGAAAAAGGCTTGATAGTCGTTCAAGGGTTGCATCTCCATGTGCTGCGCTTTCATCTCAGCACCATCTAGATAGTCGTCAAGAGCGAGTGCCCAAAGTTCGGGTCTGCCAGAAAAATTCTTCGTGGCTTCGAGGTTAATAGTGAAAGGATCAACCCAACGACCATTCTCTATTCCGCCACGGAAATTAGGCGCTGTGAAGTAAGGATACCCACCTAAGGCCGTTTCTAACTCCACAACTTTCGGATGTTTCCGGAAGAAAGTGTCAACGCAACGCGAGTTAGCAGAAGACCCACCCATACCAGGCAGCGAGCCAAAGAGAATCAGCTCGGGAGGAACAAGAGGGTCACTCAGACTAACTCTAAGCGAGGACTTTGGAGGCAACTCCTTGAGCAATGGCAAATCACCATGGCCAAAGATCTGCATTGTGTCCAACTGAATAGAGTAATGACCTCCAAGAGTGTTAAAGGTGGCGGAAGTCAGTTGAAACTCCGAGAGGGAGCAGGCCTCAGCTTGGCAATAAGCGATTGAGTCGAGCTTTATGACAGCCATGAAACCCTGCTATCGTAAAGTGGGCCCCTCGACGAATCACGAAAACGCTACCACAATCCCCATCCTCCGTGGGAAGTTCGTATCGCCACAGCAATTTCCCAGGGATGAACGGATGTTGCTCAGCACGAGGAAAGCTGGGGGCACGCAGCGTATCCTTGCGCCTGACTAACCATCCCTCGTCCGCCATGATGCCAGCCACAGGGTCCTTCTCAGCTAACAGAGCGGGGAAATTCCACTTCGAAGCGAGAGGAGGTATTTCAGGCACATGTAAGACTACTAAGTCGCGCCCCGGAATACGCGAAATGAAACCAAGAACTTGAGGTTTAAAGTAGGACATGTCTCCGAGGATAATCGTAACCGAACCAGCCAGGAAATCGCCTTCGCGATAATTCTCAGCGGCGTTTGGGGCCATGAAGGCGTGTGCATTCGCTATCAAATAACTTCCGCAGATGCGAAATCCAGTCACAGAACCCCTGGATGTAGTCAACTTACAAAGTCGATCTCGAATTTTAGCCTCTAACTCTGAGAAACTAAACGTGGGTGGATTAACCCGCACTCCATAGGGAAGTTCAGACAAGTCACTCTTGACTTCGCGCTTAAAAGGTGTGCTACCCACTGGGAGTCCTGGAGATCGAC